CTAACTTTCAATAATTTCTGTCACGTACGGCAGAAAATTGTTATTGAATTTTGTAATCATTGTTCTTATGTATTTTCTAGTTGGGATATCTATATCAATATCCCTATATATTAAATCTTCTATGATTTTAAACCTGACTATAGAATCTGCTAAGGTCTTTAAAGCTCCCTCAACTTCCTTGTCTTCACATTCAATGTCACTTGCCCATTTTAGTTTATAAGGTAATCCGTGTTTTAAATAACAAACATCATAAGCGTTGTGTAAAGATACATCAGTGTAAATTCTGCCATCAAGGTTATATTTATTTCTTAATGTATCATTATGTAACATCAGCATAGATTTAGTTATCTGAGTTATTACAGTGCCAATCCCTTTAAAATCTGAAAGAATTGGATAACCATTCAAGGATTTTATTTTTATATTCTTTGTATCAATGATTCTGTTTTCAGTGTGTCGATTAATCCCAAATTGTGTTTTCAGATGGAATTTTTCAAGGAATAGACTTGCTGCCTTATACACTGAAAACACAAGCAAGTGGAAGTCAAAGTTTTCTTCAACTTCTCTTTTTATTTCTTTCCTGTCAGGTCTTTTTTGTTTCAACTTCCTAGCCATTTTAGTCCTCCTTATACCATGCTTCAACTAATCCAAAATTCTCATATACGTTTCCACGTACATCTATATAGTCTAAATTATTGAATAAGTTCTGAATATGACTTTCGCCCATCAGTTTATATTCCCCTTCATCGAATATCACAACTTGATATTCTTCGTCCCATTCATTCCAGGCAATGTCATCTTCATAAATCTCATAGCCTTCGCTGTCTTTTAGTCCTGTATATTGAAGTAAAATGTATTCATCAAGATATGCTAAACCTATTATTTCTATTTCATTTTGTCCATTACAGACAATGTAATTTATATAGCCCTCATCAAGATTAATTGAAGTTACTTCTCCCATTTTCGATTCACAACCTTTTTTAATCCAAGCTCTAAATTTTATTTCTCTACTCATTATTTTCCCTCTTTTCGTGCCATTCTAGGCTGCATTTTTTTATATATTCTGCATATTCTTTTGCTTCTGCTTTTGTTTTGAAATAATTCAGTGCTTCATACATTTTATTATCAATCCTCGAAAACGTTTCAACATAAGTATTTATTTCAAATACATTATCTATGTAATAATAGATATATCCATACTTAGCTCTCCACTTTTTCACCGTTTCTTTTTCCATTCTTATTCCTCCTCTTTTTCTTCCAGCCAGTTTAGAAAATCAAATTGACCTTTTAAATAATACCATTGCTTAGTATTTACCTCAGTATATTTAATTTTTTTCACTAATTCATATCGCTTTTTCTCAAGTTCTTTTTTTGATTTCATTTTTTCTCCTCGTAAATTTCCAAAGTCCCAGAGACTTCGTCATCTTCTATTACAAATGTTCTTCCATTTGTTGTCTTGTAATAAAATAATGTAATCCCATTTCCTTTTCCTTTTATTTTTTCAAGCCCTAATAATTCGCACATGTCCATAAGCAAATCTTTTTCTAACAAATTATTGTCCCAAATTTTCAGAAAAATTTCTTCGTATTTATTTTTATTCATATTCAACCTCCAGTATTACTTCAAGCAAAGTAATTTCAATGTTTAATTTTTCTATTTCCTGTATAATTTCTTTTTCAACATCATAAGATTTCGCATTTTTCTTTTTTTCCTTTAAGTTTTCATATTCTACTTTCAACTTCTTGTATATTGATTCTATCTGTTCTTTGCTTAGCATTTATCCTCCTATTTATTCTTTAATTCATATGTTATAAAGCCTGAAATGAATATCCCTATCGCTGCTACATCTGCTCTTCCTGTTAAAGCTATTATTAATATATAAGCTCCTATTAAAGACCAAAAATATTTCATTAGCTTTCCTTTCTTGTCAAATCATATACATAATCTAACATTACTTCTTGAACTATTTTATTATCATGTTGCAGAACATAATCAATTGTTTTTTCCTTGTATTTCTTAGCTGTATCTGCACTTTTAAAATCCCCTGTCATTTTAAGACCATAAATGAAAACTTCTATTTCCCAGTCCAAATATTTTCTAATGTCTTTCCCAAATTCTTTTTTAACTTCACTTACAAGCATATGCCTGTAAGCTTTTTTCTGAAATTTTCTATTTATAAGATTCTGCATTATTTCCTCCTTAATTTCAATTCCCCCCCTGCTGATTATTAATCCTCAAATGGATTTCCTTCACTGTTTTTGAATAATGATTTTTCTAAATCTTCATCATCTTCGTTTATTATTTCGGCATCTTCTATTTTAGTTTTGCTATAATGTTCAGTTTCATTCACTTGAATAGGTGTATCATCTAATTCGCTAGTATTCACTCCTGATTCTTCAGCTTCGTACATTCCACTTAATTCTTCAATAAATGCTTCTCTTAATGCTTGAGCCTTCGCTACTTTAGTTATCATTGTAACTGGTCGATTTTTCCAGTTTTTATTTGGTGTTCCATCCTTTTTAGTTCCTATATATTCATCAAAATTTACTTCAGCAGTAACAGGGTTATCCCAATCTTTTCGATAAACAGTACACCAAGCTCCAACCAATTCTTCTTTATCTTTTCTAAATATAGAGCCTTCACGTTTTATTAATTCTCCAGTTTCTTTATTTTCCACATATATCCCAACTTTTTTACCATTATATTGCGGATGTTGTATTGCCCTTTTTTCAATGGCGTCTTTTGCAACGACCACTGTTGCAGGGTCATTATCAGTATATTTGATTAAATAAGCGTCCTTGACAAAAGGGTTTAAATTTCTTGCCTTACACAATTTCATAAAATACATAATTTCCTGATCTGTTACATTTCCCTGTCCACTTACCAAATATCTTTTTACGAGATTATTGCTTAATTTAACTTCATCATTTCCTACTCTGAATACCATCAATCTATCATCGTTATTTTGTTTTTCTTGTGCTAATCTTCCCATTTTATTTCCTCCTATAATTCTATATTTTCTAATAATTGATATTTTATTTCATATTTATCTGATAATGCTTTCAATTCTTTCAAAAAAGATAAAGGTGCATTCTCAAATCTTATCGTTGTATCAAAATGTTTTTCATTTTTTGTATTTTCTTTTGTCATTTCTATATTTTGTCCAACAGTTTGTTGTCTTTTGATTTCTTCAATTTCTTTTTGTTTTTGTATTTCAGCTTCTTCTAATGCTTTATGTTTTTCTTCTTCTGCCTTTTGTTTTAAATTTTCTTCAGTTTGTTTAATTTCGTTCTTTTTACTTTCAATTTTTTCAGTAATGACACTATAATCTTCAGACATTAAGAATTTCATACTCTCAAAAGTTATCATGAATTGAATTTCTACATTTGCTTTTTCAATTTGAGAATTTATAAAGTCTTGCTTTTTTTCGAGTTCTTCATATTGTTTTTGCACTTCATTTTCTATTTTTTTTAAAGTAAATGATTTATCTAGCCATTTGTCGTTCCATTCAAGAAAAATTTTTAATCCAGGATTTCTAGTAAAGATGTTGTTTATTTTTTTCTGTACTTCAATTTTTTTCTCTTCTCTGATTTTTTCATCATATTCTTTAAGCTGCTCACCAATAAAGTTTGATATTCCTTTTACTTCTTTTTCATAAGTTTTAAGATTCTCGATAAGTGATTCAATATCAGCATTTGCTTTTTTCTGTATTTTCTTTCTCTCGTCACTTATTTTCTTCTCAAGTTTATTTAATTTAGTTCTTTCTGATTTTGCTATATCGATATCATCTTCAGTAACAATCCAGCCTTCATATTTTTGCCTAACAATTTCCATAAAGTTTTTCAAGTCATCAATGTTGCTTATGACTTTCGCTGGCACAAGTTTCGTTACTTCAAATTCAATTACCTGTAATTCCTGTGTTCCCATTTTCTCCTCCTATATCATTAATTTTGTTTTTGATGGTGGCTCAATGTCATTAATCACAAATGAATTAAACCATATTTCTTTTTTTATAATTTCTTTTATATCATCCTCGTCTCGTTCAATGTTAAACCTTTTCAGAATACTTTCATCAGTCCACTCTAATTTTATATTTGCAAATAGTACTGCAAACTTCCACCCAGTTACAGCTAAGTAGTGCTGAACTTGTAAATGATAATGTAATGGTACTTCATTTTTCCAATCCCTCTCAAATTGCTTCCAGTTCATACATCGTGCTGTCTTTATTTCAAGTACTCCTTTTTCCTTACTTGTTTTATCCTCTAGCACACCATCTAAATTTGCAGACATAAAAGGATATTTTAAAGATATAAGCGTTTTTTCAAGTGTATCTACTTTAAATTCAGGATACTGTGCTTCAAAAATTCCTCTTAAATGTGGTTCTTGCAATATTCCATTTTTTACTGCTGGGACATCACTTATATCTTTTTGTTTTTCTCTTCCTGTTTTTATCCGCCACAATTCTTGTATATCCTCGTTATAAGGATTGTGTCCCATTATTATTGAACAATCAGAGCCACCTATGTGCTTATTTCTTATGTCATGCCACTCTACTTCACTTGAATAGCTTATTTCTCTGTATTGCATTATTCCTCCTATTTTTTCAGTGTCCATTTTTCCTTTTTAGCTGTTTCAAGTACGTTAAATACTTCAGACTCGCTAATTTTACAACGACTTGCAATAAGTTTTGTCTCATAAGGTAACAGGCAACTGTTCCTCAAGTAAGCTATTGAGAGACTTAAATCATGTAAAGTCTCAAGAAAAACATTTTGTAAATTTTCTGTCATTTTAACACCTAATCCCATGTTTTTTTATCAAATGCCTTGCCAAGATACAGGCAAGTAGCAGATATTATTAATAATAAAGTTGCTGTAAATAAGTTACCAGCACCGCCTGTTGCAAATAATGCTGCCATTCCTATACCAGAAAGGGCTCTTTTATTTTTTATACTCATATTTTATCCTCCTAAGCTATTTTCTTACTTGTCAGAGTAACTGTTTCAACTCTGTAATTTTCTTCGTACCAGTCAATTCCTCCACCTTCTTCTTCGTAAGGAATTGAATCGCACATTTCTTCTTCTCTCTCTTCTGAGAAGTTTTCAATACAATCTTTAAAATGTGCTACTTCTTCTTCAGAATATCCGTCTTCTTTAAGTTCTACTAAGAAGTTATTTAGTTCTTTTTCTGAATATTCAATTTCATAATTTTCATTAATTTCAAACTCATTTTCTGTCAGCCAATCGTGTGCTATATACTTCGTTTCCTTTTTTTCTCTTTCTGTCATTTTCTCACTCCTTTTTTAAACAACATTGTAAACCATAGTTTACACAAAAGTCTTAAAAAATGTAAATGGATTTTCATTTACAAAAACAATATAGCACAATTGGAAACTGAAGTCAACTTATTTTTGAAAAAATTATAATTTTGTTGACAAAAGTTTCCAAAAATAAGATATAATTATATCAATAAGAGAGGTGCAATATGAATAAGATAGAAGAAAGAAAAAAAGATATAGCGAAATTAGGAAAAATATTAAAAGAAAGAAGAAATATCAAAAACTTATCTCTGAGAAAAGTAGAAGACTATTTTTCAAAAAAAGGTGTTCAACTTACACATACAAGTATTAAAAAAATAGAAGAAGGGAAAATACATAATTTAGATATTAGATATCTTAAAGGATTTGTTGAGCTTTATAATTTGAATTTTAACGAAGTTTTTGAATTAGCAGGGATTGATTTAAAAGAATTGTCGAGATTGATGAAATTAAAAGAAGATAATAACACAAGAAGAATAATTTTATATGGACAGGCAAGTGCTGGAAATGGCTTTTTAAATTTAGATGTAGAAATAGGAAATTTTTTAATTCCTGAAGAAGATTACAGAGATGGTTACTTTGGTGTCAAAGTTGTAGGGAAAAGCATGGTAGGAGACGACGGGAATATCCCTGATGGTTCTGTAGCACTTATTAATCCTAATTTTGGTGAATTGATAAAAAATAAAATTTATGTATTTACTTATAAAGAAGAAACGTTTATCAAGCAACTTATTTATGACAAACAAAATATAATGCGTCTGCACTCATTTAATAAAGATTATGAAGATATTATTGTTTTAGAAAAAGAGAAATTGTTTTGCAATGGTAGAGTTGTAAAAATATATTTTGACCAAGAATTGTAAAAATATATTATAAAAGGAGTGATTGTTTATGTATTTTCCATATTTGAGAGGAAAACAATTTGAGTTTATTGCTATAAGAGAATTACATGAGAAAGGAGTGTTATTTAATAATACAATTCCAATTTTTGAACCAGTTAATGAAAATTTTACGTATTTTGACGAATTTATAAAAAAAGACATAATTTTTGGTATAATTGTAAATCCTAAAGTTGGGGATTTAGTTAATAATTACGAAATGATTGAAAAATTTATCATGCAACAAAATACAAGTAATTTTTACATTTGTATTTTAACAACAAACAATAATCAAGAAGAAGTATTTATTTTGAAAGAAGTCTATAAAAATTATAACAAAATATATGTACACAAACAATATAATTATTTTTTTCAAGACAAATTAAATACATTTGACGATGGGTATTGCAATTTGGTTATAACTTCAATAGGGAATAAATACAATGTTTTAAATAATAAAGTTATTTTTGAAGATAGTTTTGTTAAAGCAGAAAAAAATTCAGAATATTTAGAAAAAGATTACTTCAGTAATTATTGTTCCAATTATAAGCAAATAGGATTTATTGGTATTTCAGATTTTTTAACTGTAGGAGATACATTTAGTAAAAGTGGAGGTCAACCTTTTGCTGTAGCTATTCATCTTACTACTGTTGAAAATGGAGAAATTTTTGTAAGACATTTTATTTCTGATTCAATTGATTATAGAGGTGATACAAATACAAAATTTTTCCAAGCACTGGATAAATTAGTGCAATATGTTATTCAAAAAGGAATTCCAAAAACAGAAGGAGTTTTAGAGTTTATTGCATGGAATGAAAAAAAGCATTTTCCAAATTTAGGATCAATAAAAAAAGCCTCTATAAAAAATCATATTGAATTATTAAGCAAACTTGTTTGACAAAAAATAGAAAAAAGAGGTATAATTAAATAAAAAAGTGAGATAAAAATGGAAAAAATAAATTATAGAGGACTTTCTGTATTGTATAATAGAACTTTTGTTAGAAAAATAATTTCAAATAATTATAAAAATTATTTAGAAAATATATTAAGTAGAAGTAATTATCTTGTAAAGGAAGTTTCTTTAGTTCATGTTTTGGACTCATTATATTCAGAATTTAAAAAAAATTATAAATGTGAGTATGTTTACAAAAACACTATAGTTAATAAAATACTTCTAGGAAGGCATTCTTTAAATACTTCTACACTAATTTCAGAATTGAATGTTGGAAAATCAAAAGCAGATATAGTAATCTTTAATGGAACTTCAACAGTATATGAGATAAAAACGGAACTTGATTCACTTAATCGGTTAGAAGCACAATTAGAAGATTATTTAAAATGTTTTGATAAAATATACGTTATAACAACATTAGAAAATATCAAAAAATTAGAAAATAAACTTTCTGGGAAAATAGGATTAATAGAATATACTAAAAGAGGTACTTTAAGAGAACATAAAAAAGCAGAAAGTAATAAACGAAATATTGACAAAAAATCCTTATTTTCATTGTTCAGAAAAAATGAAATGCTTAATATAATAAAAAAAATAGGTTTTGAAATTCCTGATGTGCATCCAAGATATCTAAGGGAAGAATGTGAAAAAATATTCCTGAAATTAAGTAATGAAGAAGCGCATAATATCGCTATAGAAGAAATAAAGAAAAGAAAAATAAAAAATGAACAAAAAGAAATAATAGAGATGGCACCTGAATCTTTAAAATTTTTCTTTTTGGCTGAAAATTTAAATAAGAAGCAATGTAAATTTCTCAAAGAATTGCTTTTTAACTAAGAGCCTAATGGCTCTTTTTTCTTTGAATTTTTTTCAAATGAGGAAATGAAAGTAAAATCTTTTTTATTTTCAATTTTAGTTGACTTCAGTTTCCAATTGTGGTAATATTTATCTGAGGTGATAAAGATGGAGTATAATGACTTTGTAGTTATAATGAAGAAGAAAAAGTTAAAATTCAAAGATATATTAAATAAAATACCTGATTCTAGAGGTGGGTATTATTCAACAAAAGCAGGGTTATGGAAAGCAATGAACGTAAGTGAGAATAAGATTGAGAATTGCAAAAATATAGTCTCTTTTTTAATGGAAAAAATGTAAATTTTGGTTTACAATATTTAAACTTTGAGAGAAGAAAACTCGTTAAAACTTTTAATTTTAAATCCTAATTTTCTATTTTTAAAATGAAAACAAGTGGAGCGTTTACAATTCAACAACCGTTTACGATAAAACGGAAAGGGAGCATTGGAGAGCTATAACATCACGACAGAAGTTAAAGTCGTTAAAAACTTGCTGGCACAGACTCCTAATAATTTATATTGTTTATCTTTCTTCCATTTGTGATTTTTTCCTAGTGCCAGTTGTTTACGGATAGTTAGCCTAATGGTAAGGCAGCAGTTTGCTAAACTGTGGAGGTAAAACTCTTATCGGTTCGAGTCCGATACTGTCCGCCAATATGGACTATTTCTGCTGGAGAAAAAGTCAGTTCGATTCTGACATAGTCCGTTGATATCAATAGCAGAGTTCCAGTAAAGGAACACTTGCAGACTCGAGACAATGCTTTAAAAAGTGTGAATTGAGGGGATTCTGCTAAAAAATTCTTTAAAATGATTTTTCAAATTTATAATAGGTGGTGATTTGAAAATAAAAAAATCGGACAAAAGTCCGATATCATTGGGTTTTATAATTTAATTTATGCATTAATTATATCAGAAAAAAAATGAGGTGTAAAGATGGAAAAACCAAATTTTTACGGAATAATGCCTGCCGATGTCAGGTATGATAAAAACTTAAAACCGATGGAAAAGATACTATATACAGAAATAACAGCATTAACTAATTCAAAAGGTTATTGCTTTGCTACAAATTCATATTTTGCTGAACTCTACGAAGTTCATAAAAATACCGTTGGGAACTGGATAAGCAACCTTGAAAAGCAAGGCTACATAAAAACAGTTTTAATTTATAAAAATGGAACTAAAGAAATTTCAGAAAGAAGGATTTATATTAATCAAAAAAATATTACTCCTATCAACGAAAAGATTGATACCTCTCAATCAAAAAATTGTGACCCTATCAACGAAAAGATTGATACCCCTATCAATAAAAAGATTGAGGATAATAATACAAGAATTAATATTACAAGATTAATATTAAATAATAAATATATATACAGGAGCAAAGAATTTATAGAGGCATTTGAAAGTTATATGAAAATGCGGAAAAGTATTAAAAAGCCTATGACAGAAAATTCAATAAAAAGGATGTTGAAAAAATTAGAAAAAATAGGGAATGAAGAAACAGCTATTAAAATGCTTAATGAAGCGGAAGATAAATGCTGGTTAGATGTTTACAAGAAAGAGGAGGGAAACAATGGAAATAATTTCAACACGAGATATAGCAGAAAAAAAGAAGACAAGCACTCAAAAAAGCCAGATTACACAAAAGGATTTGATGACTGGAACTAATGTTGAAACTGTATCTTTCAGTATTTTTAGACAACAGGATATTTATAAATATATGAGACTTTCAAAACTTACTGAACAAGACTGGTATAAAAGATTTGAAAATGCGAAAGTTCTAAGTTTTGAAGAAAAAGAATTCAAGAAATCATTTGAAAGATATTGTGAAAACTTTGAAGTAATAAAGAAAAAAGGACTTGGAATAGTAATGATAGGAAATCCTGGAACAGGGAAGACGTTCTATTCAAACTGCATAATGAACGCTTTAAATTCAAAGTATTTAGTGTACAGAACATCATTATCTGCTTTGCTTGAAGAGATAAGGGAAAGCTATAAAAAGCGTAATGATGAAGATGATGGATTTTTGCTTGAAAGACTTTCAAAAGCTGAATTAGTTATATTTGATGACCTTGGGAATGAATTTTTAAGTGACTGGGGAAAAGAAAAAATGTTCATGATTTTAAATTTTCTTTATGAAAATGATAAATCAATGATTGTAAATAGCAATTTGGATTATACACAGCTGGAAGAATTCTTAAAAATAAATGGCAGTGATAAGTTGATGGATAGAATTAAAAGCAAATGTAAAAAATATCTTTTTAACTGGGAAAGCAGAAGAAAAGACTTGCATAAAAAAGATTTTGAAGAACTGTATTAAGGTGATTAAATGAACAAAATAAAAGTTATAGAACTTTTTGCAGGAGTAGGAAGTCAGGCAATGGCATTGAGAAATATTGGTATTGATTATGAGGTTGTGGGAATAAGTGAAATTGATAAATTTGCTATAAAGTCATACGAGGCAATTCATGGCAAAGTACACAATTTTGGAGATATTTCGAAGATTGAGGAGTTGCCTTATTGTGACTTGTTAACATATAGTTTTCCATGCACAGACCTTTCAGTTGCTGGGCAACAAAAGGGAATAAGCAAAGATACAAGAAGTGGACTTTTATTAGAAGTTGAAAGACTTTTGTTGAAAGCAAAAGAGAACGGGACGTTACCAAAGTATTTGTTACTGGAAAATGTTAAAAACTTAGTAGGCAAGAAGTTTATAAAAGATTTTGAGCGTTGGTTAAGCTTTTTAAACAGTTTGGGATATTACTCAAACTGGGAAGTATTAAATGCAAAAGACTACGGAATACCCCAAAACCGTGAAAGAGTATTTGTTGTTTCTTCACTTGAAAATATTCATTATGTTTTCCCAAAAAAACAGGAACTGAAATCAAAAATGAAAGACTTACTGGAAGAACATGTTCCGGAAAAATATTATTTATCAGAAAAGTATCTAAAAAGTTTTTTAGATATGACAAACAGGAACGGATTTATTAGAGGAGAAAAATTTAATCCTCAGAAATCAGAAGATTGCAACATAGCATTTGCAATAACAACAAGAGCAGGGTACAGGGCGACTGGCAATTTCATAATACAACTGGGGAATTTAAAGAAAACAGAAAGTTTTGGTGGAAATCCACACACAGGAAGGGTATACAGTCCTGATGGGATAAGCCCTTGTCTTAACGCGATGCAAGGTGGTGGGCTTGAGCCTAAAATTTTACAGAACGAGGATTACAGGATAAGAAAACTAACTCCACTTGAATGTTGGCGACTAATGGGATTTAGTGATAATGATTTCTATGCTGCAAAGTCAGCCGGTATATCGGATGCACAACTTTATAAGCAAGCAGGGAATTCAATAGTTGTTACTGTGCTTGAAGCAATATTCAGGCAGTTATTCTTGAAAAAACATAGCAAAAAGCAAGGGATAATTGCTGAGCAGATTAGCTTGTTTCAAGGAGTTGGGTAATGAGCAGAATAAAAATATACTTTATTGAAATTGTTGATTTGAACGATGGAGTGCATCAGATAAAGTCAGATAACTATGAAAAGATATGGGCATTTGTTAAGAGGCACAAGGGAGCGATTAAAGGACTGCATTCAGGAAGCAAAACGGTTTCTGAAACAAAATTCAAGGAAATCAAAAAAGAAGAAAATTTTAAATAGGAGGAATAATGGGAATAAAATTCTTAGGAACAGTAGAAATCAAAAACAATATGACAACAGAAGAATTAGATAGGAAAATATCTGAAGTTATTAAGGATTTTCAGAACGGCATTGAGAAAAAACAACAAGCATTGAGTAGCGAGGACAATGTTAAAAGTCCTAAGCACTACAAACTTGAGGGTTTAAATGTTGAAAGTATAGAAGTCATTAAGTCAGTGCTAGGACATGAGGGATTTAAGGCATTTTGCAAAGGAAATACAATGAAGTATCTGATAAGAGCAGAAAAGAAAAATGGCTTAGAGGATTACAAGAAGGCAAAAACATACTTAGACTGGTATTTGAAAGAGTGTGAAAACAATGATTAAACTTGAATTACCAGTTTATTGGGAAACAAGGAAAAATAAACTTGAACTAATGAGTCTAAACTGGTACGGGAAAGCAAATAAATTTGAACGGAATAAAATAAAAAAAGAATATCATAAGTTGATAAAAATACAGTTACTTAAAAACAAAAAAAAATTTAAAGGGAAATATCGAGTTAATTACAAATATTTTTATCAAAATTCAAGAAGTGATTTAGATAATGTTGCAGCAGTTATTGCAAAATTTTTAAATGATGGCTTGAAGGAGTTGGGAATAATCGTAGATGACAATGTAAAATATCTTGTAAACAGTCAATTATCAATTGGTGGCTGTGACAGAAAAAATCCGAGAATGGAAATAGAAGTGGAGGAAATAGAATGACAAATAAGCAAGTAATGGGAATGGTTGAAATGGTAGGAGAATTCTATCGTGCAATGGGCGATGGAGAATATATAGGAACAGGAAAATATAAAAATATTGAAAGAAAAACAATGAGGGAAAATATATTTCATGAAGAACTAACCGAGTTCATAGAAGCTAGTTCTTACAAAAGAGAAAAATTAAGAAGAAAAGGGCAACTGGATGCTATATGTGACATGTTCTATGTTGCAGCTGGAAATTTATTAGAAAACAGCAAAAGTATTGAACAGGCAAAGCAGAAGTGGACTAAAGGCGGTATCTGGGAAACGGACACTGCAGAGAAAATGAGAAAAAGAACTGATTTTGATGTTCATACAGTATATGAAGCTTTTAAAGAAGTACACAGAAGTAACATGACAAAAATATGCAAGGACGGAACAGTATTAAGGCGAGAAGATGGGAAAATCATAAAACCTGAAACTTTTGAAGAGCCAAATCTGGAAAAATTTCTTTAAGGGGGAGTTATGGAAATACTGACAAATACAAAGTTCTTACAGACAGTAATAATGCTTTTTAGTCTTTATCTACTGTATAGAATGAATAAAAAATAAGGAGGAAATATGCAAATATACGAAAGCTGTATTGGTAACATATACATAGTAGAAGATGGGTATAATCCCGATGTATGTAGTTTCTGTGGCGATACAGATAATTATCTTGGAAGTTACAGAAAAGGGAATCTGAAAAGCATTGGAGAAACTCTTATTGAGTTAATGCTCGAATATGATTTCAGATATATGAAAGAGATTTACAAAGAAATATGCGAAGAGGAAAAAATAACGGAGAAGCAGAAAAAGGAAATAAATAATGCAATAGAACAAAATTTCAGGAAAAGGATAGAAACAATTTTTGGATAAAGGGAGAAAAAACTATGAATGAATTAATAAAAATAGAGAACAAAGAAGAAAAACAGGTCATAAGTGCAAGAGAGTTATATGAAAAATTAGGATTTGAAAGTAAAAACTGGAGCAGATGGGAAAAAACAAATATAGAAAATAATGATTTCTTTGTTGCAAATCAAGATTATCAGGCGTTCTTCACAATGAAGAACGGTAATGAAACAAAGGATTACTGGATAACAATTGAAATGGCAAAGCATTTATGCATGATGTCGAGGACGACAAAAGCACATGAAATAAGGGAGTATTTCATAAAAATAGAACAGGCTTGGAATACTCCTGAAATGATAATGAAAAGAGCTTTGGAATTTGCTAATAAGAGAGCAGAAGAAGCAACACAGAGATTACTGGCAAATGAACATAAGATAGAGTTTTATAATGATGTCACTGAAAGCAAGACCGCTACAGATATAGGAACAGTATCGAAATTACTGAATTTTAAAAATGTAGGTAGAAACACACTGTTCGATATTCTGAGAAAACAAGGTATTTTACAACCCAACAATATCCCTTATCAAAGATACGTTGACAATGGTTATTTCAGAGTAATTGAAAGCAAATGGAATGATTATGTGACTGGCGATATCAAGATATCTTTTAAAACAGTAGTATATCAAAAAGGAATTGAATATATCGCTAAATTATTAAGAGAATTAGGATTTCAGAAAATCGAGGTGGCATAAATGATAGAAGAACAGGAAGCGAAACAGGAAGAGCGAGCAGAATCAATAAAAAATAAATTAAGAAATAAAGGGAATATAGAAAAAGATGAGTATGATTTTTGCAAAATTAACAGAAGACTTTTTGAAAATATAAGATTTAAGAAAATTAGAAAGGCAGATAAAAAATGGCAACAGTAGAGATAGATAGACTGAACTGTGAAATAAGGTTGCTATATCCAACTAATGAAAGTGTCAAAAAACTTGCAGAATGGCAGGATGAAATAAATAACTATCCGATTAAAATCATTCCTCAGAACACGATAACAATGGAACAGATGAAACTGTTATATGTGCTTTTTAAACAGTTCAGCGAGGGTATAGAATGGTATGATTTGGGATATACTAAAGATTATTTAAAAGACATGTTCAGTGGCATATATGAGATTGGAGATTTCAGTTTAAGTCCATTTAAAAAAAATCCGTTGACACTGGAACAAGCTACTGAATTTATCCAGTTCATAATAGAGCATGGAATTGAGAATAACATAAATTTATATATTCAGGACAAAAATACAGGAGTAAAAAGGCATATAAGGGAGATAGTGCCTGATATTCAGAGGTACGTAATCAGATGTCTGAGGGAAAGAGTATGTTGCGTATGTGGAGAAAAGCATGATTTCAAGAATGGAAAAATAGTTGACCTCGAACATTATGATAATATCTCAAGCACAGCTACAACTTATGATTTAGATGATGGACTACAGAGTAGATTTTTAACATTGTGCAGAAAACATCATATGGAAATACATAACATACCAAAAAAAGAATTTATAGAAAAATATCATTTGCAACCTGTTTGGTTAAATGAGCAGCTTGTTTATGAACTACTTGACAAATATCCAAATCACTTTAAGCTGTTCAGGAAAAGACTTAAAGTGGGATATTATGAGGGGATAATTAGAAAGGAGAAGTGATGAAGAAAATACTGGATGCATGCTGTGGTAGTAAAATGTTCTGGTTTGATAAAGAAAACGAGAATACAGTATTTATGGACAATAGATACTTTAATGATACTTTATGCGACGGTCGAACTTTAGAAATAAATCCGGATATTATAGCAGACTTTAGACATATGCCTTTTGAAAATGAAAGTTTTTATCTTGTTGTATTTGACCCACCACATTTACTCAAAGCAGGAGAAAATTCATGGTTGGCCAAAAAATATGGAAAGTTGAAATCAGACACATGGAAAGAGGACATAAGGCAGGGCTTTAATGAATGTATGAGAGTATTAAAGCCAAATGGGACATTAATATTCAAATGGAATGAAGAGCAAATAAAATTAAATGAGATTTTGGCCACAATAGAATACAAGCCATTGTTTGGAAATAAAAGAGCCAAAACTCACTGGCTTGTGTTTATGAAAGAATAGAATAACAACCATTTTGACGACGTCAGCAAAATGGTATAAGCATTAAAAAAAAGGATTTAATCGTTTTGCTAATGTTGGAAAAACGATAAAGAGGAGAAAATAAAATGGTAAAAAAATACGTTAAACGACCAGTTTCAGTTGAAGCTATTCAATATAAAGATAATAATCTTTATGAAGTCCTTGATTTTGTAGGCAAGGAAAATTATAGATTAGAACATGTAAAAAATGGTGTAGTAGATATAATGATTTGCACACTTGAGGGAGATCACAGGTGCAATAAAGGCGATTATATCATAAAAGGCATAAAAGGGGAATTTTATCCTTGCAAACCTGATATTTTTGGAAAAACTTACAATGAAGAAAAAGGACAAACAATAAAGCTTAATATATATCACAGCGATGGAAACTACATGGGAGTAACATATGGTGGAACTTTAAAGGAATTCATTAAAAAAGCTGATAAGGGGAAAAATATAAAATTAATAAGCAATGGGAGGGAGTGGTTTATAAACTCTGCTTTGATGTCAGCATTTGAGGAGGTAAAAAAATGAATAAATACACATTATACACAACAGACAATTGTAATGTCTGTGACAGAGCAAAAAGCTTAATTCAGAGGCAGGAACTTAATATTGAAATTAAGAAAGCAACAGAAGAGGAAATAAAGGAATTTAGGATAAAGAAAATATTGAGTTTCCCAGTTTTAACAGATGAAACTGGAGAAATAATAAGTTTTGGATTACAAGCTGGGTATTACATAGCAGAAAATATAGAAAAACTGAGGTGTTTAGTTTGAAAAAAGTAGAAAATATGGTATAATATAGGAGGAAAATTTGAAAGAAGAATACAAAGAATTAATCGAAAAAGACAGGGAAGTTCAATATATTTTAGAGGATATATTGAAACTAAAAAAAACAGGGAGCGAATGTGAAATGAGGCTCTACTGGAAAAATGGGAAACAGTATAATAAAAAATACATAGTAAAAAAATTAATTGAATAAAGGCGAAACTACAGATGTATGAGCCACTTTATAAGTAGACTGGGAAAGAGGTCTATTTGTAAGGTGGCTTTTCTTTTTGAGGAGGGAAAATTGAAGTACGAATTTTACAGGAATGATATTGAACAGTTCACTAATGAGGAAAATATGTTCTTTTATTCTAAGAGCAGCGAAGAATATGAACACAGAAAATATATAATGAAGTTATTTTTAGAAGTGGCATTTGAATTAATGAGCAAAAAAGAAAAGAAAGTATATAAACTAAGAAATGAAGAAAATCTAAATCATGAAGAAATATCAAAAGAACTAGGTATATCAGTCGTGAATTCAAGAAAAATATTGTATAAGGCAAATCAGAAAGTTATGAGAATAGCAAATCTTATTGAGAAGATTAAATTTATAGAAAAACAGGAGAGAACATGAGAATAGAGAAAGTAAATATAAATGATATTACAATGTATGAAAATAACGCCAAAGAACATCCTGAATGGCAAGTTGAACAGATAAAAAAGAGCATTCAGGAGTTTGGATTTAATGACCCAATTGCAATAGATGAAAAAGGAATAATAATAGAGGGTCACGGAAGATTTTTAGCATTAAAAGATTTAGGATACACAGAAATAGAAGTAATAAGGTTGAATCATTTAACAGAAGAACAAAAAGCGGCATATTCCATTGCACATAATAAGTTAACAATGAATACAGACTTTGATTTAGAAACTTTAAAATATGAAATAAATAAGTTGCAGAACGAGGAATTTGATTTAAGTCTTTTAGGATTTGAAAATATAGAACTAGAAGAAATTATGGAGAGAGAGGAAGGGGGAAGAAAAGAGAAGAAGCAAAAGGAAGGGGGGGGGGGGGGGAGAGAAGTGACTTGATTTGCCCCAATTGTCGTCACATTGCACCAAAAAAAGAATTTAAAGAGGTGTTAAAAAATGGCGAAAATTCATAATGATAAATATTACACTCCTGACTTGGTTGTAAAAAAAGTAATTGAAGTTCTTGAAAAAGATGTAATGCCTATCAATAAGTTTTCAAGAATTATAGAACCGAGTGCGGGAGCAGGGGCTTTTCTTAAAAGATTGCCTGAAAAAACAATTGGATATGACATAGAGCCACAAAGTGAAAACATAATAAAAGGAGACTATCTGAAGCAAGATATTCCATATTTAAAAGATAGTCTTGTAATTGGAAATCCTCCATTTGGAGAAGCTGGGAATTTACACACTGAATTTATCAAGCGAAGCATAGAACATTCAGATTATGTTGCCTTTGTACTGCCGGGGGATATGTACAAAAAAGATAAATTTGAGGGCATAGAACTGTATAAAACTTATATGTTGCCAGCTGTTAAATACAGTGGAGTTAAGCTTAAGTGCTGTTTTAATATCTATCGCAAAAGAAAAAAGAGATTAAAAGAAAAAAATATAAAGAATGTAGAAATATTGACTTTTTCAAAAACAAAAAATACAACAAGACAACAGGAACAGGAATGGTTAAACATAAAATCCGATTTAAGGTTTATAGGTTTTGGAACTATCAGAATATTAAAAGAAACAGATAAAAAAGTTCGTGCAAAAGAAATGAAAATAGTTTTGAGAGAAAAAGTAAATCTGAAACCTGTACTTGAGAAATATTTAAGAGACAGGAGTAAGGTTGCAGTTTCAACTCCAGGCGTATCAAAGAAAGAAATCATAGAACTGATATATGATAACTTTCCACAATTGAGAGGATAGAAAAAGGTGGCAATGAATGAAAACATAAAATTGTTGATTAAAAATGAATATGAAAATGGTGCAGGAGTAACATGGCTTTCTAAAAAATATAAAGTTAGTGCAAATACCATTAACAGTTGGAAAAAGAGAGAAAACTGGAAAAAGAAAGTTGCACCAAAAAATAATGAACCAAAAAAAAAGAAACGCACTAAAAAGATAACTGGTGCAATCGAAAAAGAAATAAAAATACAACAAGATATTTTAAATGGGAAAAGTAAAGAAGAGATAAAGTCTGAGTATGGCATATCGGAAAGAACATACTACAGAAAGTCCAAAAATGCTAGACAGTTAAGATTGGAACGAACAGAAAAATATTTAGATAAAATAGTAGAAGAGGTTTATCCTGACTTGGAAACATTGCTTAAAAATATAGAAATAAGCAAACGGAATATTATAATAAATGTTTTGAAAGAAGTAAAAGGGACAAATGATATAAAGAAAATAAATGATATAAAAAAAGCTTATGACAATTTAAAAGCAATGGGAAATGATTTAATAAGGACAGGTAAACTGTTAACTTCGTTTGAATTACTAGAAATAGATTCACAATTGACAAGTGAAGAACTGCAGCATGAAAAAATCGAAGTTGAGAAAAGCAAAAACAATATTAATAATGAAGATACTAAAACTCTAATTGAAGGCATGATAAAAAAAGTAAAGGAGAGAAAGAATGGAACTTAAAGAAGTATTTGAATATTACAGAGACAAACCTGTTGAATTTTATTTAGATATTTTGAACTTTAAATTCCTTTCTTCTGACCAGATAAAGTTCTTGAAGTCGTTTGAAGGTCACAGGAGAATAAGTGTTCCTGCAGGACACTCAACAGGAAAATCAAACTTAGCGGGAGGAATAACTAACTTTTGGTTAACGACTAGAACACTTTCAAGAGTAATAGCAACAGCTCCAACTTATCGTCAATTAAAAACGATATACTGGGCAGAGGTTGCTAAAATATATAACGAAAGCAAGTTAAAAGGGTTAAATTTGTTCAATATTAATGACAAGGTAATGAGTGTTAATCATGAAGACTATAAGCGTCAGTGGTTCGCACTTCCAATCACTTCAAATACTCCAGAAGGAATGCAGGGACAACATGGGAATAAAAGTGATGTTATTGATAGAATAATGGAAAAACTGGGAATAGAAAGTATAGATGATGACAAAACGATAGAAGAGGTAACTGCAATATTAAGAGGAGAAAAGCAGTTAAGAAATTTAGGAACAGAAGACAAAGAAAAGCTTCTCGTAATCGTGGATGAAGCAAGTGGAGTGAAAGATATTATATTTGAAGTACTCGAAGGAACAGATTATGATAAGCTCGTACTGTTTGGGAATATGACTAAAAATGTGGGTTATTTCTACAATTCAGTATATAGTAATAAATCAAAGTTTCATGTTGTTAAAATGAGTAGTTATAACAGTCCTTTCATGAGCAAACAACAGATACAGGATTTAGAAGACATGTACGGGAAAGACAGTGATGTTATAAGAGTTAGACTTAAAGGCGAAGCTCCAACACAAAATGAAAATTCGGTTTTTGATACTGAAATCATAAATATTTCTTTTAATAGAAGTGAAAAAACAGGAGACTACAGAAGAATAAGTCTCGGTGTTGATGTCGGGAAAGGAAGTGGTGGAGATAGCAGTGTTATATACGTTAAAAAGGATAATAGTGCATATAGATATTTTAAAAGCAACAAGGCAGATACGGTTGAATTGAAAGAAAAGATAATAGAATTCTGTAATGAAAATAATAATAAAGAAATTGTTATAAATATCGACGGAACTGGAGTTGGAACAGGTATAGTTCAGGAACTGAAGAAAATGAGAATTAAGAATGTAACAGTAAATGATATTACCTTTTCAGCAGAAGCGAAGAATGAAAAGGAATATAAGAATATAAGGTCTGAGATGTACTTTGAACTAAGAATTGCTATGAAACAAAATTTATCCGTTGAAGAAAATAGTTCCTTAAAAGAGGAACTGTTAGCACAACTTTATGAATTTGATGACAAAGGCAGATTCAAACTTGTAAAGAAGGATAAAATAAAAGAAGTTCTAGGGCGTTCTCCTGACGAATCGGATGCCTTAGCATTATGCAACTATAACTATAAAAAATCAAGAGGAATAGCTGTAGGAAGAAAAATAATAGGAGTGTAGAAAATGGCGGATGTAAAGAAAGAAATAATAAATCAGATAGCTTTAAATGTCTTGAATATTGGAAGTGTGGGAGACACGACAGTAGAAATGACATCTGAACTTAAATACAGAATAGCGAAAGATATAACAGTCAATACTGCTATTAATTCTCTTATCCGAGGGGTTACTTCAAGAGAATTGATTGTTAAAAGTGAAAAGACAAATGACAATGCAAATGAAAACGATTTAAAAATACTTGAAATTCAGAAGAGAATTAACAAGATAAAGAATAAAACAGGTTTTTTAAATAATCTGTGCAAAGCTGTTTTTTTTGGAATGAGTGTTCATGAGATTATCTACAATGAAGACTATACAATCGAAAAATTTGAAGAAATCCCATTTGAAATAATCAAATACAGAAAAGAAAGTAAAAACTGGTATTTTGTAGGAAACAATGGAGAAGTTAATATAACTGAAAATCCAACTAAATGGCTACACTCAATCTATAATCAGAGTATTAAAAACTTTAGTGGAGAAACAAGATTTGAAGCTATAGCCGAAACTTATTCAGAAATAGAAAAAGTAAAGCAGAAATTACGTGGAATAATAGAAAAGTATGGAGATACAATAATAACATTTGCTTATGACCCTGATAATAGCAATGAAGAAGTGGAAGCAACGGCGAATGAACTAAAGAAAATGTATGGTAAAAATATCTTAGCTATCCCTATCGGAAACGGGAAACTTGCAGATAATGTTCATTTTATCAAGTTGAGTGATTTAAAAACAGAAATACATAGCCAACTGATAGAGAAGTACGAGCAGAAAATAATCAGTAATTTATTAGGTGGAAATCTGACAGTGTCAAACGGAGAAGGTAAAGGTTCTTATGCATTGGGAGAAATACATCAGGAAGAAAAAGAAAAGATAGAAGATGAAATGGCAACATTCATAAGAGACCAGCTAGATGCAATAATAAAAATAGATGCAGAATTTTTTGGGTATGAAGCCGAAAAATATTATATTTCACTTGAGAGAGAAGAAAAAGAACTTGAAAAGCTTGAAATAGATAAGAAAAAACAGGAAAATAGAAATCTTAAAATGGACGAGATTGTCAAATTGAAACAAGCAGGATATGAGCTTGAAGAAAGTGAAATGAAAGAAATATTTGACTATAAGACCTTGAAAAGAATAGAACAACAGAAAAATCAACTGGAGTTTGAAGATAAAAAACTGTCTATAGCAGAAAGGCAGATAAAAATAGAAGAATATATTAATAAAGCAGCCAAAAGGTTTGCGGAGGAGCAAGGAAAAAATCTAAAAAAGCATTAGCCACGAGTGAGAGCATAGAAGATTTGTATAGTAAGATTGATACTAATAGCACTATGTTCTTCAACTCTTACATCGTGGCTGAATTACTGGGAAGATATTTAGCTATAGTTGAAAGAAATGAGAAAAAGGAATTTTCAGAGGAAGATGAAATATTAAAAGACTTATTCAACTTGCCTTTCTCAGAAGCGATAGATTTCTTTTTATCAAAAAAAACTGAACTGTATGATGAACTTGACATAACAACAGATAATGCACTGGACGATTATTTTTGGATAAAGAAATCGACAGACTTGGAAGTAACAAAAAAAATACAGGATAAGCTCTTAAAAACACTTGAAGAAGGGAAGACTTATTCTGATTTTAAGAAAGAACTTGATTTAGAAAATTTAGGACTAGGAGAAGACGGTCATTACTGGAAAGGTGCATTTGATATGAATATGGCATTTGCACAGTCAAGAGGGCAGTATGAGGAACAACTGGAAGGTATACAGTATGGATTTGAATATGGATTATTTGACGCAATACTGGATGGGAGAGAAACTAAGACTTGCCATAATCTCGATGGAAAAGTAATGCTGTTGACTGACTGGATAGAACAAGGAATGTATCCACCATTACATTATCGTTGCAGAAGTCGTATAATTGCTATAACAGAAGAAGATGTCAAAAACATGGGAGTGACAGTTGAAAAGAAAATAGAACATGCTCATGTGCAAAAAAACTTCGGTAAGTTTTCAACAAGGGAAAAAGACTTGAAAAAAATCTGCACAAAAAAAGAGAAAGAAATAGAAGAAAATAAAAAGAAAATTGATTTTTCTGCATTAAATTTAGTTAATAAAAATTCGATTGAAAAAAATAAAAAAGAAGATATAATAATTAATGAGAAGATGTATCCTAAAAAATTAGCAGGAGTAGAAAGAAGTGCTCCAATGAACAAAGAAATCGCTAATAGTGGAAATGTCAATCCTAAATTTAAATTAAGCAAGGGGTACAGAAGAAATTGTCAAACTTGTGTTGTAGTTTACGAAGCTAGGTTAAGAGGTTATGATGTTGAAGCTTTGGAATTCACAAGAAATTCGATGTCAGAAAAATTAGCTTTAAAGACAAATTTAGCTTGGAAAGATTCAAAAACAGGAAAAAATCCTGAATATATATTTGATAAAAATATAACTAATTACAAAAAATATTTTGAATATTTAAAAAATATTCTTCAAAAAGACCAAAGATACACCATGGAGTTTGGTGTTAAAGGGCGTCGGAGAGTGGGGCATATTGTCTCCATAGAAAAAACAGAAAATGATAAGATACATTTGTATGACCCACAGACTTCAAGACACTATGAAGAGGAAGAAGTTTTAAAATATTTGACTATAGTAAAATTCAAATCTTCTTCATTTGGGCTAAAATTTAACACACCACCTAAATTATTAAGAATAGATAATTTAGAATTTGATTTAGATGTAGTCAATCAAATTTTGAAAGCGAGGGATTATAATGATGACATTGAATAAAATCAGAGATTTTTTAGAAAAAGAAGAAGCGGGATATGACGATGTAAAATATTTAGGAGAATGGAAAAACTATAAAGTTTATGAGCCTTTCTTTAAAGGCAAAAAAATAAAATACACAGGATTACCTTATCAAATTCTTGTTGAAAATGATAAATTTAGATGGGCAGAGCCTGAAGAGTGTCTCGAAATAATAAATTATTTTTTCCCTGCTGAAGAAAACAAGGATTAAAAACATGAAAATAAAAATAGTCAGCGACCTGAAGCAAGTGAATAGAAGACTTGAAAAACTGAAAAATATGCATGACAGTACTTTTCTGACAGGCAAAATAGCTCATGATATGAAGAAGGAAGTTGCTTTAAGATTTAGAAATCAGGAAGACAAAGATGGAAAAGCTTGGGCAAATTTAAGTGCAAATACAATATTTAACAGATATTACGGGAAAAAGAGGAAAGGAACGGCAAAGATACTTCAGAATACAGGGAGATTGAGAAATTCAATCAGTGCAGGTAATACTAGAACTAAAGCTATAGTTGGAACTAATCTCATATATGCACCGACACATCAGTTTGGGGTGCAAGGAAGAATTATTTCAGCAAAGAATAAGACAAGGCTTGCATTTTATACTGTAAGTGGTTTCAGAAGTCCAAAACAGGTCAAGATAAATATTCCAGCTAGACCTTTCATGGGACTTTCAGAAAAACAGAAAACAAGATACAGGGAATGGATTAGAAAATGGAAAAGAGGAGAATTAAGCTAGGCAGTTGAAAAACTGTCTTTTCTTTTTTAAAAATTGAGGTACAATATATTTGAAGGAGGTGTAAATGATGAAAGAAGTAAATTTATTAGTTTATGGAAATTTATTTAAAGGCGAAGATATTTTATCAGAAGACCTTTATTCAATGGCTTTTTGGTTTATTAGATATGAAAATATGGAACCGTATACTGGAGTATTGATTTATAAGAATCAATGCAAAATTAAAGTTAAAAATGGTTTTGTTTTAGAAGTTTCTGAAGAAAACGGAAGAAAAAAAGTTAAACCAGAAAGTAATCAACTGTATCAGGAACCAAGAGCAAATAGAGACCTTTATAAATTGTTGACTTTTATGGAAATACAATAAAGTTTTTAAAGGAGAAAAGAAATGAAGAAAAAGAAAATTGTGATTTTAGCAGTTGTAATTTTAATTTTATTTTCAGGTAGTATTGTAGGTTATAAACAATATAGAAAAAATAAAAAACAACAGTTCATAAAGAATAATTCAAAGCCTGTTGAAGTTGAAATAATCAAAAGTGGTGTTGAAGAAACAGGAGCATTAATAGAGCAGGTGGCTGTTGTGAAGATAACGAATCCTAATGAACTGAAAGCTATAAATATTAAAATAAGAGTTCCTTTTTACGATAAATACGGAACATTGCTTTCTTCATACGAAATAACAAGAGACGAAATGCTTCCGAAAACAAGTGAAGAAGTAACTATTAGAGGAAACTCTATAACTAGATATGATGTTGCACTAGGTATTTTAACTGAAAAAGAATGGAAAAGGTCATTTGATAAACTGTTTATAAATTCTAAAAAAAGCAATGAAAATATAGAAATTTCAGTTGGAGAATATATTTTTCTTACAGGGAAAGATTACTCAAAACTGTATTAAAAATAATAGAAGACACTCAAAAGGTGTCTTTTTTTGTTGTATTTCTAAAACCAATTAAAAATTAATATAATCTGTTTAAGTATTGTTTTTATTGACTTATATCAAAATTAAACAACGGATTTTAATCTAATTTTTATAAAACGTTACCTTTTTTGTTCCACATTCTTATATAGTGAGAAGTAATGCAAGGAGGTGGAAAATGAAAAAAAGAATAAAGGTTTTTGAAAGTGGAGAATATCCTCAAGGAAATATAGATAAGGAACAGGTAAAAAATATTTTTTCAAAGGCAGAAAGAGTTGACGGAATATTTCAACATTCAAGCAAATGGAAAGCAGCAGGTAAAAATCCTGTTAAAGTTGGAAATTTTGAAAACTTTGGGATAGAAGAAACTGAAGAAAAAGCGGTTGTTTATGCAGATATCAATTTTAATGATAAAGGAAAATCTTATTATGAAGACGATATCCTAAAAGGTGTATCTGTTGAAATAACTAACGGCAACCTTGATAAGATAGCAGTTCTTCCAGTTGGAGTAAATCCAGCTATAAAGGGGGCGGAATTTGAGGAACATGTAATTGAGTTTGAGGAAATAGAAGATAAGAAAGGAAATGATATGACAAGAGAAGAAGTGTTAAAAAGCTTAACAAAAGAAGAAATATTGACTTATGGAAAAATTGAAGGACTGGAAATAAAAGAAGTTGTCCCAGAAAAACAAAAAACAGAAGAAGAAATAAGAGCAGCAATTGAAGCGGAATATGAACAAAAAGCACAAGCTAAAACAAAAGCACTGGAATTTATGGAAGCTAATAAGCTTAAAATTACTCCTGCAATGAAAGAAAATGGATTAAATGAAGAAATGCTTACTAAAGTTTTTCAAACTTCAGAAACGATGGAATTTGGAAATGAGAATATAACATTAGGGGCGTTACTTACAAAGATTTTTGAAAAAATGCCAAGAATTTTAGATTTGGAACAGGTGTATAGAAATGTTGAATTTGAACAGCAAGGAGCAGGAGAAAATGTAACTGAAATAATGAAAAAAGCAAAAGAAGAAACAGAAAAAATGTATAAGTAGGAGGAGAAAATGGGAAATAGAGTAAAAAGAGAACAGTATGATAAAAAACATTTAGTAATATTTGAAACACTTCCAGGTGAAACAGTTTTAGTAGCAAGTGGAAATGGGAAAATAGCAACAGGACAAGTACTATCACAAAAAACAGCTGATGGAACTTGGCACAAATTTAATGAAGCAGGGACAGATGGAACAGAACTTCCAAGGCGAGTTTATAAGGGAGAAGAAGAACTGGATACAACTTCAAAAGAAGCAATAGCAGTATGTGTAAGAGCAGGTGCTTTGGATAAGTCTTTAGTTGTAGGAATAACGGCAACAGACTATAAAGCAATAGCAGAACTTGAAAGAAATGGAATATATTTAGAGGAGGTAAAAAATAATGTCGATTAATAAAAGACAAGCAGAACTTATAGGAGTATTTGCGGGGGTGCCTGTAAAATCAGTTAATAAATATTATTTAGAAAAATTTAATGGAACACCTTTTATGACTATATCTGACAGCTTCAAGCTTGATGATGTTGTAGGAGAACTGACTACATTATCAATTGTGCCTAGAGGTACGAAAGCTCCAGCAATAAAGGTAAACGGATTTGAAAGAATAACAATAACACCTGATATCATAAAAGGAACTGCAGCCTTGACACCGCTTGAAACTTTAGAATTACAGGCAGGACAAGTTTCAACTGTAGTAAATGGACAAGTAATAGATAATAAAGCACTTATAGAAAGCAAGAAAATGGCAATACTTAAATCAGGTTATGAAAATACAAAAGCTGCAATGGCAGCTGAACTTTATCTGACTGGAAAGGTAACATTGCCAGTGAGTGGAGACAGCATTGATTTTGAATACAAAGCACCAACGGCCGTTAACTTCAAAATATCTGATGACCAGTGGGAAATATTCTTGGTGGACAGAATAACTGACTATGTGAAGGAAAATAAAATATATCCTGAAACAATAGAAGTTGATGTTGAAATCTTAAAATCTATGATGAAAAATGCAAATTTAAGGGAAACACAGAAAGCTTATTCTATTGCTGAAATAGCACCAAATGCAGCAAGAAGTCTTGAACAGACTTATCCTAATTTCAATATTTTAAATATGAAAGTTACAGCATTAGTTCCAGCAACTGACATAAAGGGGAATCCAATTGACACAACTGGGCTTATGTATCTGTCGACTGCTTCTGAATTCACAAATACTTATGTTGGACTTGAAATAGCAAATGGGCAAAGTACTCAAATGCTTAAGGCAGAGTATTTTGTAAATGAAGTTGTGGAAGTTGACCCTGCAGGAAAGAAGTTTATTTTCCAAAGTGGATACTGTCCAGTTATTCCAATTCCAAAAAGAGTCATGAGATGGAAAATAACAATAAAACCTTAGTAGGTGGTAACAAATGGCTTATGAATTAAATGAGATGCTTAAAGTCCGTCTTGTTCGTTTAGGAATGAATGAGACGGATATAAGCTTTAAAATAGAAGAATTAAAAAAACAGGCTAATGCTTTTATTGAAATGAGGCTTGGAGAAATTGTTTTAACTGAAAAGCAGAAAGAAATACTTGAAAATAACTATATACAGTATGAACTTTTTGCACAGTTGGAAATGGAAAGTTTCACACAGGACAAAAGAATATTTTTAGATAATCTTATTGAGGACATTATTAGGCAGGATAAAGAAAAAAGACAGAAACAACAGGAAGAAAGAGCTAATAATTCAAGAATAAGAGTGTATTAGGAGAATTAAAATGATTGAAACATTAAAGGAAGCTGTATCAAGAATAAGTGGAAAACAGTGCGAGTTTGGTTTTTATAATGACTTTGGTTCATCGAATGACAGTAAATTCTTACTGGAACCAGTGGGTAGACGAAGTACTACAATAGGTGTAAGTGGAAGAAAAGAATACACAAGTATCATGAATCTTTATTATTTTTATTTTAACAATTTACGCACAAATTCATTAGAAGTAATAAAAGAAATGAACAGCTTGCTGGAAAAGATAATGGCTGATGAAGAGGTCAAAAAGAAAATTATAGCAATTAATTATGAATATTCTGTTCAGAACATCAAAGAGAATGAAAATGATTTGACTGGAATAGTAGAAATGACAATAAGAATGGAAATAAAGGAAAGGTAGGAAGAAATGGACGTAAGATTTTTATTAGGAAAGCAGACTGCAAAAGGAACTCCACAGACAACAGATGTCAGTCTTTTAGCTGCAACTTCAAGTTCTGTTACTCCAAATGTCAATAAAGTAAGTTCAAAGGCAATTGGAACAGGGCGTTGGGAAAAAGATGGTTTTGTTTCTAAAGTGGAAGTAAATGGCGATGTAGCGGTTGAATTAAGTACGGGGCAAATGGAGATGTTCCTGTTAGGGGCAGGATTTAAAAGCAAGACAGTAGCAACAAAAAATCTTGAATTTACTCCTGATGATGCATATAACAATTATTTAACACTTATTACTGATAATGTTGAGAGTGATATTCATGAATATGCTCAGGACTGTTTAATTTCAAGTTTGAAGATAAATGCCCAGCTGGAAGCTTATATAACTGGAACGGCAACTTTAATTGGAATGAATCATACAATTCAGAATGCAAAATTTGCAGGAACTCCAACAGCATTTAAAGGAAAACCTTTAATCTGTTTAGGGTCTGTAATAAAAGAAAAGAACACTGATATCACTGCAGAAATAGAAAGTATAGACATTACAATTGATAATAAACTTGAAGGTAAGGGAGCTTTGAATTCTATCTACAATAAGGCAATAAGACAATCTGACAGGGGTAGTGTGAGCTTATCGTTACAATTTAATGAATTCAACAAGACTTCATACAAAAACGCACATGATATGTTAAAAGCTAATACATCATATGCTGTAGAAGTTACATTTGCTGAAGTAGAAGACAAGACTAAGAAAGTTGTTCTGACATTCCCTAACTGTAAAATAGGAAATGTAGAAGCTACTGACCTTGAAGGAGCAGGGGGGATTAGTAAGGAACTAAATGCTTATTTCGATGACGGAATTAAGTCTCCAGTTAAAATAGTTTTAGAAAATTATCTGCCATAGAAAGGAATGAAATATGGATAAACATCAAGATTTAAAGCCTAATGAGGAATTAAAAGGACATCTGAATGAAGAAAAACTAAATCCTGATGAAGAGAAAGTATCAACTCCGTTACCAGAGCATAAAGTAACGGATGTTGTTACTTATGAAGTGAATGACAGTAAATTAGTTGTTGAAACAGTACCAGGGTTTAGGAATTTTCAGAACTTCATGAATAAACCTCGAAAAAAAGTAAGATATTACAATGAGGGAAAAGTAGTAGAAGAAGTAAGGATAGATTATGAATTGTTTGAAAATCCCGAATTTGAGTTACTTTTTAATCAGACTGAAAAAATAATACTGAATGGAGAAAAAGTTGAAAAAACAAGGGATAATGTAGTCAAATTTTTAGAAAATAAACCTGCAGCATTTACTGAAATTTTGAATAGAATAGTTGAGAACTCGGGTGGTATGGGTTTGATACTGAAGAACAGGAACGATTAGAAACAAGTTATTACAGAGCCTGTTCAATATTCATGAACAATACGACAAGCCCACACAGGGCATATAAAGTGCTTATAAGGGATATAGTACAGTATATGAAGTATTTTGGATTTGACGGAATGAGCGGAGTATATGAACTGAAATTCTTGCCGTTCGGAAAAGGGATAGATGAACATCCTTTTTGGCTAATGGAAAAGATACATTTCATTCTAGGGTTAATAAATAAAGTAAAATCAGAAAAGAGGAAGAAATAATGGCAACAGAACAAGATAGACTGGTAACCGTAGTTGAGGTAGTGGACAGATATTCAAAGGAACTGGATAAAATGAGGTCTGAATTTCAAAAAACAACTCAACAGATGGAAAAAACAAGCAAGGATATTTTAAAAGTTGGAGAAGCGAGTGGAAGTGGAACTGATGGACTTTCGAAGCTTGTTTCTTCCTTTTTCAATTTAAAAAATGTCATGACTACTCTTGCAATAAGTGCAGCTATAAATACTATAAAGGATATAGGTCTTAAATGCATTCAAGCTGCAAGTGATATGAAGGAACTTGAAAACATAACTACTCAGGTATTTGAAAAAAGTTCTGAGGAAATACAGAGATGGGCTGACAGTATAGACCAGAATGTAGGGAGAAGTATTTACAAACTACAAAACTATGCTTCTGTTTACGGTTCTATGTTCAAAGGAGCAGGATTTGAAACAGATGTATTCAAGGAATGGTCTAAAGATTTAACAAAATTAACTGCTGATTTTTCTTCATTTTTTAACGTTGCCGATGATGAAGCTTTTACTGCAATAAAAGGGGTTCTAACTGGAGAAACTGAAGCAATGAAAAGGTATGGTTTTATACTTAATGAAACTACAATGGCCGAATATGCTCATGCACATGGGATAAAGGAAAAATGGTCAAATTTATCTGAAGCAGAGAAAATGCAATTGAGATATAACGCTTTAATGGAAAAAACGGAACATATACAAGGAGACGCAGAAAGAACTATTGACGGATATGCCAACCAACTCAAAGTTGCTGAAGCTCACATGACTAATATAGCAGGAGCATTGGGAGAAAAAATGTTGCCTGCAGCCGAAGGGGCATTGCATATGTTTAATGGTTTTGCTCAGGCAGTTGAAAATTTTGTAAAAGCAAAAAATGTAAATGATTATCTGTTTGCTTATGACCAAGAAAAAGAAAAAATTGAAGAATTATGGAAGAGTTATGAGCAACTTTCGAAGAAAAAATTAGATGGACTGGCAACGACAAAAGATGAACAGGACAGGTTAAAACTTTATGAACAACTAGCTAGTCTGTATCCTGACATAATTGGGAAAATAGGGAGTGAAGCAGAAAATTATCAGAAAGTCGGTAATGCTATTTCTGATGTTATCGGTAATTTAAAAGAAAAAATACTGTTACAGATGAATGAAGATGTTATTGCAAAGTATACAAAGCAAATTAAAGATTTAGAAAAACAGACAAAAGAATTATATATGAATTTAGAGCCACTGAAGTTGGAAATAAAAGGGAAATTTGGAGTAGATGTCGCCAATATTTTTACTGAAAAGGTTCAGGAGCTTGCTGAAAATTTTGCAAAAACTGGATTTGGAGAAGGAGAACTAAGAAAAGTAATACAGGAAGAACTGGATAGAAATAAATTCAAAGGCGATAAAGAGATAGCAACGGACAAGATAATGAATCTGATAACACAGAGTTATAAAGCTTATACGCAAGGAAATGAAAACTTAAGTAAAATAGAAAGTCTGGAAAGAGAACAAGCTAATGAAATAAAAATGAATAATGCCTCCCTTGAAAACTGGATTAGTATATCACAAGGAAATCACGCTGAGACAAAATACTTTTTGGGGAAACAACAGGTACTGATGAATGACTTACACAGAAGAGTGGAGGATACTATAGTCACAGTGACAGATGCACAAGGTAATATAATTTGGGATAATATCCAGCAACATCTCCAAACAAGAGCAGTTATTTCTCAATACAGTAAAACAATGAGTTCATATATTAATACTGTAATAAGAGGTCAAAAAACTACAATTGGGACATACGAAGTTACTACAAATGGGAAAAAGTCGCAGAGATGGGAGGTTACAACTCCAAACGGAAGACATGTTTTTGATTCTGAAGCAGCGGCTCAAAACTTTGTATCTGCAACACCTAATAAAGCCCCTTCTTTGCCAAAAAATATTGGCGGTGGTTCACCAAAATTGAAAAGTGGTGGTGGCGGCGGTGGTGGTTCTAAATCAAAAGGTGGTTCAAGTGGTTCAGGTGGTTCAAAAAAAGAAGAAAAAAATAAATGGGAATCACAAATAGAAAGCTTAACAAAGTCGCTTAAAGAACTGCAGGAGCCGATTGACAATTTTAGACATCAGATTGAAGAACTTAACAGGCAGATAAATGAAATCGAAGTTGAAAAGGCATGGTTGTCATCGGATTATGGTACAGGAAAAGTTTCAGAAAGCTTTTCAAAGGAACTTGAAGGGCTTAAAAAACAATACGAAATAGCACTGGAATCAAGAGACACTGAAGCTGTTCAAAATTTGAAAGGTCAGATAGAAGCAAAAGAGTTTGAAATTTCGCAGTCAAATTTTATTGAGGGCATGTTATCTGATGTAAAAAAAAGAATAGATGAATTAAAATTTAGATATGGAAATGAGAATGAAAAAGATTTAGAAACATTGATAGAGTTTAACGAGAAATCATCTCAACTTTACAGTCTTGTTTTAGAAGATATAAACAAACGTCAAGAAAATGGAGTTATAACAGAACTTGAAGCACAACAGGAAGTAGGAAAAATTTTTGATAATATGTTAGAAGATGCTTTAAAATTGAAGCAATATGACCATTTTATTAATAATAAAATAGGTAAAATGGTAAATGATTTGGATGAGCTTGAATTTAAGCATAAAGAAGATGAAGAAACAGTAAAAGTAAAAATGTCAGCTTTAAATGGAAATCATTTAGAAAAATTGGATACTTATATTAATATAATTGAACAGCAGAGAGACGATTATATTGAAAAGCTCGTTGAATGGCATAGGCAACTAAATATCAAAAATTTAACTCCGGAACAGAGAAAAAGAATAGAAGAACAGATACAGGGTCTTGAAGAAAAGATAGAAGATTTTGTTGAAATAATAAATAACGAAAGACTTTTTTCAGATTTAGCTCAATCGCTGGCAAGTTTAGATTTTGGCGATTCTTTAAATGAAAATATTACAAAGGCAATTGAAAATAAAGTAATAGAAGTTAACAAAAAGAATGAAAAATATTTAGAAGTTACAGGAGATATCACTGAAATTTTAGCTGAAAAAGTTGAAAATTTAGATGGATTAGTTACAACTGAAGACATTGAGAAACTAAGAAACGAAATAATAGATGAACAAATAAAGCTATACGAGGAAAAAAACGAAGTTGAAAAAGCTGAGATACTTAGAAAAATACGTTTTAACAATAAAATGGAAGAACTGGACAATCAACTAGGAAAACTGGGAGATATATTTTCTCAATTAGGAGCAATTACTGGAAGTAAAAGTATGCAATCTATGGGAAGTATAATAGGTGGTATTCAGAAATTTGGTAATACTGTTACTGGTTCAGGAATAACAAGTTTTGGTGGATTTTTAGATTTATTTAAAGGAAAATTCAATATAGGGAACTGGCTTAAAGGAACTAGTATCATAACTTCGGGGATAGGAATTGTCACATCATTTTTAAATTTTGGAAAAGATGCAAAAAAGAAAGTAAAAGAAGAGAATGAACAGAAAAGACAGAGAGCGGAACAACAATATATTAGTGACTTGTCAAAGAGTGAGGAGCTTATAAAGGCTATAAAGGACTTGACTAACTCTTTACAGGAAGCAGTTGTGAAAATAATTGAAAACATAGCAGAAAATACAAGTGATAAAAATATACAGAAACAGGCGAAGTACTATTCTGATTTGATAAGTACTACAGGGAATATGTATAACGACAACATAGTGGCCAGTGGGCATAGTGACAGAAGAAAAAGAAAAAGACTTAGAAAAGTAACAATAAGTGACTATTCTAACTTCAATATGGGATTTGAAGAATTTTTTGGAGAAATCTGGCAGAACTGGAAAAGAGACAGCGATTCACTTCAGAAGTTTTATGACCAGTATGTGAGTTTATTTAACATAGACGAGCTTAGAAGAAGAATGGGGGTTTCTGTATTAGATAAACATAATATGGAACAGGTAAAGAAAAATTTCCTTGCTTTTATTGAAAGTATGAGAGTGATGGAAAGTTATGCAAAGTCACTTCCAAAAAATGGAGTTCTTGCAAGTTTTGAAGGGATAAATGTAAGTGATGTATTTCAGAGAAGAAAAGAATATGAAGATCAGCTTACAAATATCTATAAAAGTATGGGGAGAAATCCTGAAGACTATAAACTTGAAATTATTCAGAAAGTCAATGAAATGATACAGGGTGACAGAGTTATTGTCACTGCATTTGAGCAGGTAAGACATACTACTGTTGAAGAACTTTCGAAAGGTAATAAGGCAATAGATGGACTTGCAAAGGGGCTTGAGAACTACTTTAACAACTTGAGAAAAAACTTATCTAAAGTAATGTATGACGGATATTTTCAGGACTTTGAAGAAAGTTACACACAGAGATTTGAAAATATAGCAAATAAACTGGCAGATTTTAGACTTCAAGGTGGGCATGACATTAAAAAGTTTGCAAGAGAAAACCTTTCTTTTGAAGATTTATTTTTGAGACTTAGAAGCGTAAACAACATCAATAATGACATGAAGGAAGTTATTCAACAGTTAAGACAGCAGGCAAGAAATGCAGGACTTGGCGAAGATATTATAAACTCCATGTTTCCTGAAGAAAAAATTTCTGAAAAAGCTAGTAAAATTGAATCAGCTTTAAAGTCAGCAATGGAAAAAGCTTTGGATACAAGTAGTTACAATCAGTTCACTATGAGCTTAGGAGAAAGTATCTATCAGAATGTTAAAGATGGCCTTGTTGAAGCTTTTGTGCAAAGTAGCAAACATAAACAATTGATGGAGAAATATTTTATAGATGAAGAATATAAATCATTAATTGATAGAGCAGAAACATTTAAGGAAGCATATGACATCATAAAAAAAAGACAGGATTTTGTGGAAAACAGACTAAAAGCAGAAGGATTAGATTTTAGAGGAACAGATGCAAAAACGGGAGAATATCTTGGTGGGATGAAAACACAGGAAGACTATGCAAGAACTAGGATAGCAAACGAACAGGCTTCATTTAACTTCAATTTTAATCTTGAAAATAAAGGTTTTTTAGCAGTAGATGAACTAATGACATTTATCAAGAAAGAAGTTAAGCAATTTCTGCATAAATCTAAAAAAGAGGAGGTATAGAATTGATTTCCGAAGAATACAAAAATCTTACTTATTTGGAAGAAAATAACTTAAAACATGAGATAAAAGTATTTAATGTTACAAAAAACATGGAATTAACAGATTATCTTGAAATTGATGATTTACAGATAAATAAGTTTTTGGAGAATGAAAGCAGTTCTATTTCTCCAAATGCTTTAAATTTAACCTTCCTCTTAAGGAAGAGGGAAAAGGAAAAAATTCCTGATTATTTTGATGAAGTTGAAGGAGTATTTGATAATGAGAACTTCTTTGACAATATTGAAGATGTAAGGGATTATCTTGTAACTGAAAATGATGAAATAAGGGTAATTGATATTTTTAACAATGAAAGAATAGATTTGTTTGTTGGAATAGCTAAAGAATTATCTTTAAGGGAAGAACTGCTGCATAAATACTTAAGGCTTACAGTGAAAGACAAAACAATAAACGGATATTCTATGAGATTTGACAAGGACTATGTATATAAAGATTATTATATCTACAATAAGAATGAAAAAAACAGGTCTTTGCTTTATATTTTAGCTAAAAAATTAGGATTTAAAGACGATAAGATTGAAATAGAGGAAATAAAACATAGCTTAGGAGATTATATTACTGTTCCTGTTGCAAAGTTCGAAAAAGACAACAACATAATGCAGGAAATGGCGGAGCTGGTAAGGGCAACAGTAGGAAATATATATGTGAAAAATGATGGAACTTTAAAGATAACTTCACTTATTAATCAAAAAGATACCGAAATTGTAGATTATACATTGCAAAAAGGAAATATACTGGAATATTTGGAAAGCTATGACCTGGTGTCAGTTCAAAATAAAGTAGAAGTGAGCTATACGGAAAACAAAGTGGAAAACAGACAGGTTGTTTTTGCACTTGCTGGACAAAATGCAAGTGCGGAGCTGGACGATGCAAGGGTAATAGTCAGAGCAAATACTACTCAAAATGATATTTTCTGGGCAATAGAATATGTGACGACTAATGTTAGAAACCTTGAAAAAACACCTGAAGTCATTGCTTATAAAATGAACGGACAGACAAAAGAATATATCAATTATAAGGATTATGTGCTGGAACTTGAAGATACGAAAGGGAAAGTGAAGTTCTTAAATCCAAATAACTTTGATATTTTCATTGAAAAATTTAAATTATATGGAGAACCGATATTTGAATATAGTGGAAGCAGCACAACTTATACAGAGAAAATTTTACAGGAACATGAAATAGAATTAAAAAGCATAGATAATAAATACATACAGGAACTAAGACTTGCACAGTCTGTAGCTAAATACAGTTATTTTATGAACTGTAGGGATTACAAAAAATATAAATTGATTTGCAACAGTGTGCCATTTTTGGAGTTGGAAGATGTTATCAAATTAAAGTATGGAGAAATTGATAAACAGGTACAGATTATAAGTATTGTTCAACATGCAGATAAAACTGAGCTTGAGTTGAAAGAATTTGAAGTATTTGAACCTAATGCGAGCAGATTTGAAACACAGAAAACAAATATGCTTGACAAGAACTTACTTAAAAATGGTGGGACAGTTGATTTTGGAAGAATAAAATATCCAGATACAAAGCCCCCGGCTCCAATTGGATTGACTGCTGAACATCAGTTTTTAGGATTTGGCTTAAGATGGCAGGCGTTAGAATCGAAGGATATAAAAGGCTATCTGATGTATATAAAATCTATAAATGAGGACACAGGAGAGCCAAACGGCATTTTAGACACGAAAATAAGTTGTGGAAATGCAACTTATAAAGTAGTAAAAGCGGAAGTTGGAACTTATGAAGTATATATTACAGCTCTTAACATGAACGGAATTGAAGGAGAGAAGTCACAAACAGTTGTTGCACGTAGTTTAAAAGTAGATGGAACACAAATGAATGTTGATAATGATAGTCTTGTCATAGATACAACAGGAGGAAAAAAGCTTGTTCTTGGAACAGTATATACTAAAAATTTAGGGGCAAATTCAGTAACTGCAAATGCTATTGCTGCAAATGCTATTGATACAAAGCACTTAAATGCTAATTCTGTAACTACTGAAAAGATTAATTTTTCTGAAAATGATGGACTTTATAAAGACAGCACAGGTGGAATACTTGTAAAAGGCGATAAGCTTACAATAACTGCAAGAACCGTTTTTGATAATGATGTAAGTTTGAATGGGAAAATTGTTGGGCAAAATGGAATAGTTGTAGAACATGAAAATAGAAGAACTACTATAAGAGGTGGAACAATCTATTTTGAAGAGAGAAATAATGCAGGACAATATATTCAGACAAGGACATTCAGGAAAATGGCAACAGGAGTATATGGCTATAATCCAGCAAACATACAATGGATAGATGTAAGACACTATACTGGGAATATTGATTGGAACAATGTAAGGGTAAACGCAAGTCTGACTAGATTTAATGTCGACACTAATGTTCGGATGATTCTTTGTGAAGTTGTGAGACACCCACATGACAGGCATTTATTTTATGTGAGGGTAGGTGGAGTAAATGTTGTAGAACAAGGATGGCAGATGGTAGCTGATAACAACTATACATGGGATAGAAACTATACACCCCCTGTTGTTGGTGGAAGTTGGAATTCTGCAGCATATCTTCAGGAGGGGACATTCGGAAGTGCAATAGTTGTTCAGGATTTATATTATAATGGAATTTCTAAGATGAGGGTTGAATTTTCTAACAATAACAAAAAACTTATGCATGAGTATGAAGAATGGAAAGAAAGAAGAAATACTTCGACGCACTTACAGTCATATAGCTATATTACTTATAACATGGTTTACAGAGTGAGACACAAACCTGCTGGCAGTCCTCATTGGTCAGACTGGCAATACTACACAAGCAATAATTTTGATGGATTAAATCAAGGTGTTAAGTATGACGTCAATATTCAGATGGTAGTTGTAAATTTTACAATAAATAAAAATTCAAATGGTGCAACATGGGGTGGGATAATAAGTCGTAACGGTAACAGTATATGGTATGACACAAGAGGAAATGGAAATTTGAAAGTCTGGGTTTCAACAAGTACAGAAGGTAATATTGCTGGTGGAGAAGCTACATGGTGGGCATACGAAGATTAGAAAGGAGAGCTAATGAGTATAAAGGAAGAAGTAAAAAAACCGATTGTCATTGATGGTATACAATACAATTTTGATGGTGACATAAGAATCAAGATAAAACAGTTCTACAAGCTTGACTTGTTAGAAAGAACGAAAATAATAAAACTGGCAGAAATGTGCGACGAAAAATTTAAAGAAACTGAACAGAAAAATGAAACTTTTACAGAAAAGTTCCGAAAATTAAACGACACTATAAATATTAAGGAAAACGGAGATGTGGATTTCACAATCTCAGGCAATATACTTTTAAATGGTCAGAATGTTAAGAATGAAGCAACAGGAGATGTGACATCTAACGGAAATAATACTTTTACTGGAACAAATACTTTTAATAATATTAACTTGAAAGGACAGATTTCTTTTTTAAATAATCCGTTATTTACATTTAGTAATATGAATATTGGAAGTGGAACACAATCAGTATTTAACTTAGGGAATACAAATTTCCCGTTGAATTTATTGGCTAAAGACAATAAGGTAATGATAAATGGAAAAGATATTGGAAATAGTTCAAGTGCAGAAGTTATATATGATGGAGTTTTAAAAATTCCTGTCCCAAGTGAAGCTTTAAATAGTGATATGGGGGCGGTTATTGATTATAATTATGCTTATTTAGTTAATGGGAAAGAATATTCTTTTATCTATTTTTTGATTGAAGATGATACAAATACTACTTTTGATTCTATGATTAATTATTCCCAAGAACGGTATTGTATTAATTTCATTGTTCCTGCTGGTGTAAAGAGTATCTCAAAAAATGCTGTGTCTTATTGCAGTCTTTTAGTTCAAGTTGATGACAAACAGAAGAAAATTTCTTTTTCTTCTAATTATAAGATCGCTGATTATCTATGCATAAAAAAAATTGTCATATTTTAGGAGGTGAAAAAATGAGTGGAAAATGGCTTATAGAAATAATTGGAGGTAGACCTCGAAGTTATATGGATATGGAATATTTGAGTAAGGATATAAAATATTTTGATAAAAGTATAGAGGTTGAAAAAACTGAAATAGAAATAGAAAATTTGAGATTATATAAGCTTGAAAATGGAAAGCTTGTAAAAGATGAAGAACTTGTAAGAAAAGAAAAGGAAAAAGGGAAAAGTGAAAGAATATTGGCAATTAAAAAGGAATTATCCGAATTAAAGGTTGAGTATTCTGAAAAAGAATTTTTGTTTAAAGGCAAATACTTGCAGAAAAACAGAGAAAAAGGTGACAGGGATAATCTGACTGGAATAGTAGTGTTATTAATGGCAACAGGACAGAAAGAGTATGACGGCTGGAAAGTGTTGGATAAGGACACAAGGGAGCATGTATATCTGAAACTATCACTTAATGATTTGAAAGTAATGGCTTTACATATGCAGGAGCAGGTCACGAAGGCATTAAAAACTGAAAGTAGCTTGATAGAAAAATTAGAAACTCTGACAGATGAAGAACTGAAGTTATTTAATGCAAGAGAAGAATTCGAAAAGTTATGGAATTAATCGTGAGGTTATTCGTGATAAAATCTCACGATTAATCTCACGAATAAAGGAGGTAGAATGCAGTTAGAACAAGATAAACTATATATAAGCTTTCACAAACCAAAGAGCATAGTAGGATTATTAATAACACTACGGACACTGGGCAAATATAGTCATTGCGAGCTGGTGTACAATGATTATGTGTATTTGTCGAATCCTGGTGGAGTAAGAATAAAGCCGTTTGTCAGAAAAGAAAACATGGATATTTACGAACTTGATAGTCACATAGAAGTTCAGATAGTTCTTGAAGAGTTTAAGAAATTAAAAGGCAAGGGCTACGATTACTGGGCAATATTTTTAGCTCAATTGCTAGAACTAGGAATAGAACATAAGGACAAATACTTCTGCTCTGAATTGTGCCTGCATTTAATCAATAAAGGACTGGACGATAGCTTGACTTACAACTTAAAGACATTAAAAGAAAGTGCATTTAGTCCAGTAAAGCTGTTTAAGTATTTAAAATTTATGGAGTTATTAGGAAAGGAAGTGAGATAATGGATAGATTTGAAAAATTTTTAGATTATATTTTCGAAGTTGAAGGTGGTTTTACTGATGATGAAAATGACAGAGGTGGAGCTACAAATTTTGGAATAACTGAAGAAGAAGCAAGAGAATTTGGCTATACTGGAGACATGCGAAATTTAACAAAAGATTTTGCAGAGAATATTTATCTTAAAAAATATTATCTCGGGAACAAACTGGATAAAATAATAGATGACAGGGTAGCTCTTTCTGTGTTTGACTGGGCTGTTAATTCAGGAGGAAGAGGAATTAAAAAGGCTCAGATTGTAGCAAATAAATTTGGAGCAAACTTAGTCATAGATGGAATAGTTGGGAATAAAACATTGGAAGCAATTAATGGTATAAATCCTGAAGCGTTTTTAAAGGAATATCATGAGATGCAAAGAACTTTTTACAAAAATCTTGCAGCAAGGGACAGCTCACAGGAAAGATTTTTAAAAGGTTGGCTCAATCGTGTAGAAATAAAAGAAGAATATATTGAAAAGGTGATGTGAATGAATATTGAAGAGTTAAGAAAAGAAATAGGAAACACAGTTGAAATTAAAAATAAAATATATAAAATAAAAGAAGTCGGAGAAGATAAAGAGTATGCTCTATTATGGATAAAAGAATATCAGCAGGAGGTGAAACCCACCTTGAAAAATAAAAAAATCTGTATAATTATAGGACACGGTGGCTCTGATACTGGAGCTGTATCGCAGGATAAAAAAGTGACTGAACTGGCTTACAACACTGAGATAGCAGAAAAACTTGCAAAAGTACTGGAAGAACAGGGATATGAGAATTTTATTCACAACAGAGGTTATGCAAGGATTGAAAATACAACGTTTATAAACAGTCAGAATCCTGACCTGGTTATATCGTTGCATTGCAACAGTTCAGATAATCTAACAGCAACAGGAACGGAAGCTATTCATTTTCCTGGAAGTAAGAATGGGATAAGATTTGCAACTATATTAAGCAAGAATGTGTCTGAAGCATTAGGAATAAGAAACAGGGGAGCGAAAGAACCTTATCAGGGAAGAGGAGACGGTCTTTTAAGAAGACTGAAAGCTCCTGCGGTAATAAGTGAGCCGTTTTTTATCAATATTAACAGTGATTTAAAATTAGGGCTTGAAAGAAAAAATGAATATATACAAGCAATAGTAAAAAGTATAAATGAATACTTTGAAATAAAATAAGACTTAATTTTTTGAAATTTTAAGTCTAAAAAATTTTATAGGCTCAAAAAATGAAAAAATTGAGTCTATAGGAAAAAATGGCTTGTATATTTTGAATATAAGAGTTTTAAATTTAATTTAGGTATAAAAGGTTATCTAACAAGTTTAAATGCAAATTTGAGTCTGTCAGGTAGCTTAAAATGAAAATAATATAAAATTTAAAGGAGTGATGTAAATGAATGCACAATTACAAATGATTTTAGTAGGAATGCTAGTAGATTTTACAAGAAAGGAAGTTTTAGAAAAAGAAATAATCTTTGGAGCAAAAACTGGAATTCAAAAACTGGAAGCAGTAAAAAATAATTTTTTTGCAAAATTTAAGGATTTCGTGAGAAAAGCTCAGGAAAGAAATAATCCTTATATCCCTGATAACATAGAATTTTTTTCTGAAGAATTAATGCTAAAAGGAACAGAAGAACTTGAGAAAATAGTAAATGTAGAAGAAATAGTACACAGCATTCTAGGAGAAGAAAAAACAGCAATAGGAATATAGGGGGATTATTAAATGTTAAAGGATTTGCAGGAAATTATAGATAATCACGGACTTTTTCTGATACTGTTTTTTTCGGGAGTTCTTTTTGGAGTAGTTGCTCAAAAAATGGTAGACAACCAGCCTGTAAAGCCATACCTTAAAAGAATAGCCGTTGCGGGAATGACAATGGCTATTGCATTATCCTTAAATAAAATTGTAGGGCATTTTAAAGCAGGATTCTTATATCCTTGGAGTCCTGTTCTAGGTTTTTTTGGAGAAGCTCTCCTAGAAACAGTAAATCAGAAAAGATACGGAATCAGCACTGGATTTTTGGAACTGTTACTGGAAAAGTTTGGATTTGTTAAAAAGCGGGGCGATAAAAATGAAAATATATCATAGAAGTCGTAAATTTTTAATCCTGATGCTGGGATTAGTTTTTTTAAATTCAGTTATGACATTAAAACTAAGGAGCTATCAAAGAAAAGAAAATTTGTCAATGATAAAAACAGAATTAAGGAATAAATATCCTGAGCAGCTTTTTAGTTACATAGAAGAAAAATCTAAAAGAGAAGACATGTGGCTTTTAATCGGGACTAATGCAATAGTACTAGTTCTGATTGTAGGATTTGACCGTTTTGGAGTTTTTGAGGAAACAGACGAAACAATAAAAGCTAATAAGGAAAAAATAAAAAAAGGAATAGGAATATTTATATAGGGCAGTCATAAAGATTGCCCTCTTTTTTTTATTGTAATTACAAAAAAGGTATTGACTTTTTTAAAAAATATAGTATAATTTTAAAAAATGCAATAAAGAGGAGGAATAATGGAAAAAGTAAAATCTAGGGGTGTGAAAAAAGGAGAAAAAAGAATGTGGGTGGCAGGCAGAAAAGCAACTGGTAGAACACGAGATAAAAATATAAGTTTCAGAGTTACTGAAGAAGAAAAGCAACTGATATATCGAATATTGGAAGAAATTGGAGGAAATAGAACGGATGCTCTAATAAAAAAACTGAAAAAATAATTTATTTATAAAAAAGGCGTTGACTTTTTTATAAAAATGTAGTATAATGTTATCAAGATAAGAGGAACAAGATAAAATAAAAAAGACTTGAACGAGCGGCAACTCGAACAAGTCGAAAGGTAAAATAATAGTCGACCAAGACATTTTAAAATACCTTAATTTATTTTATCAGATTCCCGAAAAAAAATCAAGGGAGATGGTAATATGAAAATAGAAAAAAATAAAAAACTAGAAATAAAAAAAGTTGGAAGAAAATATGTTGAAGCTGTAGACATAGCTTTCAACGGAAAAAAAGTAAAGATTGTCATGAATGACAACTTTACGAAAGAAATGGCAAAGGAAAATTTAGACAAAGTTATTGAACTCAACGTAAATGTCGAGTTTAAAAATAACAGTTATATGAACTACACAGAAGTAATTTTACATCCAGTTAATTTAGAGAAAATATCAAGAGAAGCTAAAGAAAAAGCAACTTTAAAAGAAATTGAAAGCAAGAAAAAAGGAATTGATACAATGCTATATTATGTCAAAAAATATAGCGTTGAAGGGAAAAAATACCAAAACGGAATTGATGTTATAAATGATAATCTGAAAGAAATTGAAAGATTATCTAAGAATTATGAATCTGATTATATTGAAAAAATAAAATCAGAGTTAAAAAGTCTAGAATTGTCAGCAGAAGAGAATAACAACGAAAGACAACTATATGACTTCGACGAACCTTACACAGTTGGACAAGAATTCAAATACTTCGATAAGTTAACGAACAAAGAGGTATTTGTAAGAGTAAAAAAAGCTTGGAGATACCGTGAACCTGATGCACTGAGCATGGGAGGCTGTGAAGATAACCAATGGTGCTACTGTGCGATAGTAGAAATTATTGAAAAATAAAATCAGAGGGGTTAATTGAAGTAAAATATAAGATGAAAAGAGAGATGATGTTATGACACTAAAAGATATATCTAATATGTATTTTAAAGCTTACAAAGTAAGAGTTAGAAAAAATTCATATCAGAAAAGCAAATATCTATATTTCAGAGTTTTTAAAAATTATTCTGAAATATTGGAAAAACAAATTACAGATATTGATGAAAATGATCTGATAAATTTTCAAAATTATTTAAAAGAAAATTTTTCAAATAATACAGCTTGTAGAATATACTATATATTAATAAACATTTTTGAATTAGCTAAAAAGATAAAGTTAATTAATTTTAATATAGCAAAAGCTATGAAATCGTTAAAATTAAATAGAACGTATAAAATAAAAAATATAGTGACAGAAGAAAAGTTTTATAATATTCTGAAATATATAGAAAAAATTAACGAAAGAATATATCTAGAGTTAATTTTTACAACAGGGCTCAGAAGTTCAGAAGTAAGAGCACTAAAGTGGGAAGATATTGATTTTAAAAATTCGACACTGTCAGTTAACAAATCGGTACAATGTCAAAAAATTGGAGAATATGAAATATGTGATGTTAAAACAAAAAGTTCAAATAGAATAATTATGATTGATAGAATTACTTTATCTTTATTGCAAAAATTAAAAGATGAAAGTATATCAGATAAAGATTTCATATTTAACAAAAATGGATTCCCGATGACCATAAATTTTTGTAGATATTCAATAAAAAGAGCTTGTGAAAAAGCAAATATACAAGTAACTTCAATACATAACTTAAGACATTCACATGCTACAAATATGCTTACTAAAAATGTTCCTGTCGCAGTTATTAGTCGCAGGTTGGGACATGCACATACGGGGATAACGGAGAATATATACATTCATCTTATAGTTACGGACGATATTAAAGTTATAGAACAGCAACAGTATAGAGCCAAAAATTCATTAAACGTTTAA